AACCCTAAAGCTCGAGCGAGGTCTATGTATTTATTATTAAGGAGACCCGAAGCAAAAAAATATTATACCGAAAAGTTCGAGGAGTATAAGGAACTTTTAAGCGTTGACAAGTTCACGTTAGTAGCCTCATTAATTAAACAAGTCGAGTTTTTTAGCGAGGTCATGCAAATGGCAGATAATGGATGCCCTATTCCTGAGAACGACAACGACCCCGAAACTATCGCAGCTCGTGACGAGTGGTTTGCTAGATACGGACGTATGAAAGACGTTATTAGTGCATCAGATAACAACAAAGCCAAAGAAATGATAGCAAAATTAATCGGAGCTTTTGAGCCTGAAAAAATAGTCATTGAGGAGAAAACTTATAATGTAGGTTTCGACTTCGATAATGATGAAATCGAGGAGGCAAAAATCATAAAATAAACACCCAAAAAGTGACGAAACGCTAGTCAAAAATCAAAAAATGACTGGCTCACTGGCACGTAAAAGCCCAATTCTAGGGGGCTAGCGAACTTCTGCGTAATATATATATAAATAGACGACACATTTTTTTTGCTTAAAATTTTTTTATATGAAATATTATACCGTATTTTGTATGTATAAAATTTGATATTATGAAATTGCTAGATAAAATAGAAGTAGAACTAAGCGAAAAAAACCACTGGGGTAAATGTTACAATATATCGGAGACAACTTTAAAAGAGTGTTATAGTGAAATTAAGAGAAATGAGGAGCAGATAGCCGAATATGAAGAGGTATTAAAAACCTTAAGAAGTCAGCTATACGACAAAGAAAACAAAGAAACGGTTTTGACATCAGTAATAAAAAACGTATTAGACAAATGGAATTAGAATACTGGGAAGAGTACGAAACGAGAGAGGTTTATATATTAACAATTTTTAAGGCTATCGATGTAAATTGGTCAATAGGCAAGCTGACAAAGAAGTGGAAAGGCACGCAAAAGGAATACGATATATTATTAAAAGACTATACCGATAAGGGTTTAATATTGCATCGTAGGGATATTCATAACAAACAACCGTATTGGTGGGATATTACGGAAAAAGATAACGAAGAGATTAAAAGACGTAATATAGTTAATAAAAAACACTACAAAGAAAATAATAGACGTATAGAGTCGTATAGGTATTTAAGGAGTGGTTTCTGACCACTTCTATATAAATCCGATACAATATACCAAAACAATTTAAAAACCCCTTAAAACGCTTTAAAATGATTTTAGCAGCAATTCAATTAGGAGTCATCGTATTTATGTATTTATTAATACTTTGGTATTTAATAAAAAAGTTTTTAGAATGATAAGAAATAAGGAGGACGAAAAATATATTCGTTTTTTATGGTCAAAAAATTTGCCAGTAATACAAAAAAATATATCTTTGCTAAAAATATTAGTAAAACAACAAAAAATTAAGATAGATGTTAAACAAGATAAACGATAGGAGGTTATTAAGAAAGTACAGAGGTCATCATATTGATGGGCGTAAAATAGTAGGGGTTCAATATAGGGATAATGTAGATAGAGAGAAAGGATATATTTTCTTTATATGTGAGGACGAGTTCGGAGAAAATGAAAGTTTAGAGCATTTGGAAGAGATTAACTGTTTTATTAGAAAACAAGACTACAACCCTAACCAGTTATATAGTTTCGTTTATACACCTTTAAGACAATTGAAATGAAAAAAAATTTAAACTATTGGACTTTTCCTGCTATCAGTATGAAGGAAAGAACTAAAGAGAACGACATAAGGGGGCTTATTAAGCGTGTATGTCAATATTATACTATAAGTGAAAAGGAGTTGAAAAGCAAAAGACGCTTAAGAGAATATACAGAGCCTCGACAAATATGTATGTATATAATCCACAAGCATTACAAGATAAGCTCTACTCAAACGGCTAGGATATTTAATAAAAACCACGCTACCGTCTTATATGCTTCGAATACTATTGAGGGTTATATGCAATTCGACAAGGAGTATAAGCAAAGAATTGAGTATTTTATATAAAAACTAAAAAAATGGAGAAATTAATAAATATAATAACGGGGATTATTATCGGGGCTGTGTTGCTTTTTAGAATTCAAGCTTTAATTGAAAACCCAAATAATGACACTTTTGCTGCATTAGCCTGGTTTATTATGTTTGTAGCTTATTATATTGATAGAAACAATAAAAACTAAAGGAATGAGTGAAAGGTGTAAACTACAAAAGGAATATTTTCAAGAGTGTGGCAATTACAAGGGTAAAGGTAAATATTCGGATGATTATGTAAAATGGTTAGAAAACAAAGTTTTGCTATACAAAAAGCGTAAAAATTTGTATAGAAAATTAGCGGGTTGTTATGTCGAATTGATAAGTTCTAGTGTGTACAATAAAAATTAAAAGGAATATATTATATTCAGTTATAAAATTAGAATTATTAACACCCTTTTACTTATATAGTTGTGGACAATATAAAACTATATAAACCTTACACGAAGCAAGTACCTATACATAAGGCTTGTATGGACTCTGATGAGTCTTTTTTTGTTACCGCCGTAGCGGGTAGGCAAGCGGGGAAAACCGCACTAGCTCAGCAACAAGCTTTATTTTGGGCTTTAAATATAAAGAATCAATTAATATACTGGGTTTCTCCCACCTCATCGCAAGCCTCAAAGGTATATAGTCAATTGTTAGATATGATAGTTGAAATGCCTTTTGTAAAGTCTTACAAGGGTTCTAAGGCTGACACCGAAATTGTGTTTCATAATAATTCACGAATCCTATTTAGGTCGGCAGCTCAGGAGGATAGCTTAAGGGGTGAGACAATAGAATACTTAATTATCGATGAGGCTGCCTTTATTAAAGAGTCTGTATTTGGTGAGATATTATTACCTATGTTAAACGTTAGGGGTAAGAAATGCCTTATAATATCGACCCCAAAAGGTAAAAACTGGTTCTTTCATCAGTACCAAAAAGGCTACACGGGAGATAAAAATTATAATAGTTTCAAGTTCATATCTAAGGACAACCCCTACGCTAACCCTATTATTATAGATATAGCAAAAAAGAACTTGCCTGCCGTATTATTTGGTCAAGAGTATTTAGCTGAGTTCGTAGATAGTACGGCTATATTCGAGAACATTAAAGAGCTTTGTTGTTTGTCTCAAATGCTAAAGCCTGAAAGCGGGCGTACTTATTGGATGGGGGTCGATATAGCGTTAAAGGACGATTATACGGTAATAAACGTTATAGATGACTTAAATAGGGTTGTCGCTTATTATAGATATAACCATATAACCGCCCCCGAATTAAAAAGTAAGATTATTGAGGCTAACGATATTTGGCAGCCCAATACAATAATGATAGAACGTAATAATCAGGGGTTACCGATAATTGACGACTTAACCTTAACCCATAAGCTAAACAATATACAAGGCTTTGACACAACCGCCAAAAGCAAGGGTAAAATTATTAACAACCTTATTAACGCTTTTGCCTCTAAAAAAATACAGTTGCCAAATGATGAGGTCTACATTTCGGAATTAGAGGTTTTCACTATGGTAGTAACCCCAACGGGATCGGTTAAGTTCGAAGCGGCTACGGGTTTTCATGACGATATTGTGATGAGTTTGGCGATAGCTTGGGAGTGTAAAAATGAGAATGAGTATTCAGGTCAATATAACTTTTTATAAGGCACGATTTTTGATAGTATTATTTTATGAATAGACTTGAAAGGATAGAATTAATTGAGAGCTTAGAGGAGTTTATAGCGTTCCATGAGGAGCGTGTTAATTATTATAGGGCTTGGGCTAAGTTGGAAAAATTAAACCTTTCAACTATCGGATTTGTACTGAATGATGACACCGCAACGAACTACCATACTAACGAGACTGTAAGCTCAGATATAAACACCGTACAAGAAAATGAAATATTTTAATAAGAATATAAACGGGGTCGACTACTTATATATTTATGATATTAACAATAACAGAATGTTAATAAAGATGGATAAACCGTTAACACAACAAACGTTAAATATAGCTTTTAACATATTTAAAAACGAAGTATATGAGAATTGAGATACCAACGGGGTGGGAAGACGTAACAGTCAACCAATTTCAGGCGTTAAGGCAACTTAATAGGGAGGATTTTAAAAGCGATTTTAGTTATGTTAGGAACGTTTTAGAAATATTAACAGACATAGAGGACGTTAAGTTTTTGAACTTGGAGTCTGTATCTCAAATACTACCCCATATCGAGTTTATTAATACTCAACCGAGTTATAAAAGAATTGATAGTTTTGAGTATAGGGGCGAGCGTTACGAATGGATAGGAGACTTTTCGAGTATTACAGTAGGGGAGGCGTTAAGTATTGAGCAAATAATCGATTTAGAGGACTTAAATTATACTCAGGCTTTCGACGTTGTTTTAGCGGTGTTATTAAGAAAGGAGGGCGAAGAGTTTAACGCTGAGACATTTAATAAGAATAGGGCTTTATATGGCTCGTTTCCTATATCTAAGGTTATAGGGATGTTATTTTTTTTTTTGAATGGAGGGAAGAACTATATACCAAATTTAAGGGATTATTTAATAGTAAAGTCCACGAGCGGGAAGACTATACAGCGGAAGAGTGGGAAATGGAGCAGGCTATTGCATTGGCTGAAAAAGGAAACGAGGTTTATAAATGGCTGTCTTTGGTTGACAAACTTAGTAAGGGAAACCCTGCGAATGATGAAACAACATATAAGACGAATTACATAGCGGCACTCAATAGGCTATCATATTGGAAACATATAGAGGACACTAAAAGGAAACAAAATGACATTAAACAACATAGAAGCAATTTTTAAGGATATTGCCGAAAGGCATAAGCAAGTTAATAGCTTTTATAATCAACAAGCTTTTGACATTACAAGCGTTAACGAGGTTATATATCCCTCGATAGTTATTAACACCTCAGAGGTTAGCTTACCAAAAGGACAAGCGGGATATAACACAAAAAGTTATAGTATAGAATTGCAGTTTATTGACTTAGTACATAAGGACGAGAACAATAAACAAGAGGTGTTAAGCGATGGGGCTAGTATATTAAATGATATGATTAGCGAACTAAGTACTCACCCCATTTATATAGAGGAGGGTATCGACTTAATTAATGATATAACACTAAACCCGCTGCGTAATGCTTACGGCGATGAGGTTAGCGGTTGGAATACTTTATTAACTTTACAATTACCTAACCGCGTGTCGTGGTGCGGCTCACCTTTGGCAGCTTTAGACGGTTTTGAAATACCTGATTTTAAGGTAACTATAACGGATAACTTAAACCCTGATAGTCCAATAGAGTTAAGCGAGGGTTCTTACACTTGTTTTGCAGCTTCTAATGACATAAACGTAAGCAACTCTAACGACTCGTATAGTGTTAATGTTACTAACGACTTAGAGCTACCTAATATTAGCTTTACAGACTCGGACGGGACAACAACTAGCGTGCCTAGTATGGAGGACATAGTTGCAGCAGCTTGTCCCGTAAAGAGTGGTATTATATATAAAAGACCTTATCTTAATACTCAGTTAGTAAGTTACAGTAATTTTGACGACGGTTATAATTTAGCTAACGGCGTTTATGATTATACACCACCGTCCAACCCTTTACACTTGTCACAATTGGATAGTGCTAGCGGGACTCCGTTTTTAACCCTTAAGGAAAATAATGAGTTTGGTAATAAGAACAGGTTTACCGATGAATTAGGGGGACAAACTTATGCAAATGATTATATTATAGATCACTTAACGGGGTTGGGTTGGAGTCGTATTTTGATACCTGCTAACACATGGGTTAACCAATTAAATTATGCTAACAATAGCACGTTAAACGGGTTTACTGATTGGCGTATGTGTAATTTAATGGAGGCTTTAAGTATAGCTGACGAGGGTAAGTCTAACGTATTATTTTACTCACCGTTTAATTTAAACGCTTTAGTTGTTACGTCAACAACTAGAACAGCAAACACGGCTCAGGCTTACCTACTTACTTCGAGTACGCTAAACTATATAATCTCGCCTTTGAAAACGTCAACGCTTAGAACATCAATGCAATGTCGAACACATTATAATTAATATATGAAAGCAAAAGGAAAAATAAAAATAGAAGAGGGGTTAACATTAAACAACCCTCAGTTGAATATCAAAATGGCTTTATACAATTGGATAAATAATACCTTAGACGTTGAGTGTATTTTTATCGAAGAGAATAGCGTCTTTAAGCATTCTCGCCTTTTTGAGTTTGATTTACAACATGATAAGGAGTACACAACTAAAGACGTTGTAGAACTAATTAAAACAGTTGAGGCGTTGAAATCTTTTGAATAAATTACACTAATTTACTTATAATTGTATGGACGATGAAATTAAAATAAAAAACAACATACTACAAGTTTTAGAGACTGAGGAGCTAGGTATTAACATAGCTGACTTAGGTTTAACACTTGACGACTTAGACAACCCTGAATTTATGTATCAGGTTGAGGACGTATCTATTAAAGAGAACTTTGCTAAGGCTAAAAATATAGTTGCTCTTTATAGGTACGTAGCTCATCCGTCTGCGGGATATGGCAGGAGCAACATAGGTAAGGACTCACGTTCTTTTTGTTCTAAGATTGTTAAACGTACTAACGTGGCTTTGATGAGATACGTAGATATATTAAAGTTAAACGGAAGCAATAAAGGTTTTGGACAAGGTGGCTCAAACATATACAGCGTTTTTAAGTTTAGGGGCGGGGTTAATTGCAAGCATATTTGGGTCAAGTACCTTTTTAACAAAGACACTAAGCAATTAGTAAAGGCACCGAGAAACGAACAACCGAGACAAATAGGAGCGGGGGGCGTTCCTAACGCTTAATATGGCAGGGGATAAAATGGAGCAAGCCTTAAAAGTATTCGGAGACGAATATATAGAGGCTATCGGTAGGATATTAAGAAGTGAGGACAAAATAGCTACAAAAAAGCTAATCGAGTCTTTAGATAGTAGGGTAATTAAAACGGGTTTCGGTACTTCTTACACTCTTAAGGTTATAGCTGAGGAGTATCTAAAGTATGTAGACGAGGGGAGACGAAAAGGAGCTAAGCCGCCACCGATTAAACCAATAAAGGAATGGGCTAGGGTTAAGGGTTTGCCTGAGGAGTTAGCTTATCCAATAGCTAAGTCGATAGGGGAGAAAGGAATCAAACCGACTAGGGTAATAGAAAGGGCGTTTAAAAAGGTTGAGAACGACATATCGTTTAGGACTTTAGAAGAGGGTGCGGCTGACTGGGTTGACGAGCTAATAAGCGACAAATTAATAGGATTAAGTAAGAATAAAAACATAACATTTAAGTAATGGCTATAACTATCGAGGTGCAACCTCAAGATTTTCAAAGCGTATATAATGAGGTCATTTTAGTATTAGACTCAGATAAGAAAACACAAGACAAATTCCAATACGTTATTGATGTTAATATAGACGGTACGTTTTCGACTAGGTTAAAGGTACAATCTAACCCGCAGGGCTACGGTATTATAAACCTATCGAGGCACTTAGAGAGTGCAATAAGCTCGAAATTACCCGACTTAACAAGCTCGGAACTGTTTAACTTTATTACTGAGTCATACACGGCTTACGATGTTACATTATATGAGGAGTATGTATTAAATTTTATATTCACAACCGTAACAAATAACGGGGGGTTTTGTCAATATAACTTTTCTACTGACCATAATTTCACGATAGGCGATAGTATTAACATTATTGGAGACACTACGGACGTTTACGACGGGTTTCAAACGGTTACAAATATACCTAACTCAACTAGCGTTGTAACTTCTAAGGCTTTCGTTTCCGTTGGGGGGGCTGCCATTGGTGCAGCTAAATTAAGTTCGGATGTTCCTACCATGATTGAGGACACCTTAGCCGTATTCGATGATACTAAATACGTTCTTAATAACGTTGTCGACTGGATTGACGTTCCGAGTTGGGATAGTACGGACTATCTATTAACAACCTCGACACAAAGGAAGTTTTTAACCAACTTACCCGAGTCGTATTTTAGTAGAATTGACGACCATATAAGTATGAATATAAGGCACCGAGATAATGACACGGCACGATATTTAAAAGTCGTTAGCAACAACGGTACTTATTATTTTGAGAATCAGCATAACATATCATCAGCAACAAAAGAGTTTTTATCTGTTAGGGTTGGAGCGGCTGACATAACGGGGGCGACACTTGCAGCGGGTTCGCCTAGCTCAGCTCTTCCCGTATTTGATGATAATACAACTAGCTACACGGTGCAAACGGTTACGACTGACTACGTGACACCTAGCAGCGAGGAGCGTACTTTTAAAATAGATAGAAGTTGCACCGAACACGAAAACGTTAAACTAATATACTTAAATCGTGGTGGGTCTTATAGCCCGTTTAATTTTATTGGAGCATCGTTTAAAACGGTATCGGTTAAAAAAACAAACTACCAACAAAACTACGGAACTTATGACAGTACTCTAAATGCTTACGGTTGGGAGTCGAACGATGTAGGTGTTAAAAGATTAGACACTAATGTTACCGAGTCTATAAAAATAAATTCAGGTTGGTTAAGTACTGAGGAGGGCGACTTAATTAAGGACTTAATAATAAGCCCGCAAGTGTATTACATGGATGCTAACGGATTAATTAGAGCCGTTGAAATAAAAACAAATAGCGTAAAAATAAAACAAAAGAAAACAGATAAGTTAATTAACTACTCTTTAACTTTTGAATATTCAACAAACAACGCAAATCAAAGATAAATGAACGTAGCTAAATTAGTAGTCGCAGGTCAAGAAATGGACTTAAAAAAAGGTTTAAGCTTCGGTTTAAATTATTCAATAGATGACGTTAGGAAAATTGAAAAGAAAAACAGTAATTATAGTAAGACAATTACTTTAGCAGGGTCGAGGGTTGTTGATAAGTTAATGGGCGGTTTATTCGATGTTAATGCAGACTTCACGTTCTTTAACCCTAATATTAAAACCGATGCAAAAATTATAGTTAATTCGGCTACGGTTATCGAGGGGGCTTTACAATTAAAGTCTATTGATAAAGTTAATATTGATAATACAAATAATTTTAGTGTTGAATATAAATGTACGATAGTGAGTAAGACTATCGACTTTATGACTGATATAAAAGACAAGCTCTTAACTGATTTAGATTTAAGTTTTTACGACCATGATTATACTAGGGCTAATATAGAAAGCTCTTGGAATAATACGGAGGGCTATGTATATCCTTTGTTTTGGAAACGTGTAAACGGGGGTTCTAATAACTATTTGTTAGAGGATTTTAAACCCGCTATTTTTTACAAAACTTATATTAAAAAAATAGTTGAGGAGGCAGGATATACAATTACGGGTTCTCTTATGGATAACACAACCGAAGAGGGCAAAAGCTTTGAAAAAGAAATAATTCCCTATTCGGGAAAGCTCCCGTTAATAACGCAAGCCGAATATAATAGACGAAAATTTCAGGCTTCACCTACAACGGACTTTGAATTTTCAAACGGTGTTTTAGACGCTTCGTTTCAATCTCAAACAAATTCACAAACAATAACAGAAACGGGAGACTTAGAAATATATAACGACGACTCAACGGGTAGCAACTTCGATAATGGCGGCGTATGGGATGTTTCAAACAGCAAGTATACAATAGACGTAAAGGGAAGTTACGGGCTTACTTTTAAAGTTAATACAAAGGTGACTTTCTCGACTTCATCGACTGAGGCTTTTCAAAGTTCTTATACAGTTCCTTTTGGATATTCTACTCCGTTCTCATTAACTCCTAACAATAACCCTACTAGATTTGACATTATATATCAATTAACAAAAAACGGTTACCCATTCGGCAATACAGTTACTAAGCAATTCACAACCCCATTAGGTAGCGGCACGGGATCGGCTTTTAATGCGGGTAATTCATACACGGTAAGCAATACACAACTAGCAACATTAAGCTTTCCAAGCATAAATCTATCTGCGGGGGACGTTATAGGTATAACCTATAAAATAAATAGCACAAAATACGGGACACTATCGCACTACTTAACAACTTATCAAACTGGCACAGTTATAACAAACCTTACAAAAGTCCCCGTTAATTGGAGTGTTGAGAGTTTAGCTTCCGACTCTATAATATTTAACGAAGCTAACGCCTCAGCATTAACGCAAGGCGATGACATATTTGTAAATAGTTTTATCCCTGCAAAAATAAAACAAACTGACTTAATTAACGACTTAGTTAAAAGATATAACGCTTATTTGTCTGTTAATCCTGATAATGAATTTAACATAATTTTAGACACTCGTGATACTTATTACAATGGTGGTGAGGTTTTGGACTGGACTAACTTAAGAGACAAAGGCGGTAGGGAAGAAATTAAGCTACTCTCAGAGCTTCAAAATAAAGAGCTATTGTTTACCTATAAAAAAGGAGGGGACTTCCTTAGTGAGTCTTATTTTGACTCTACGGAACAAATTTACGGGGAAAAGAAAATTTCTTTTGTTAATGACTTTGCGAAAGGTGAAAAGAAAATCGAAAGCTTTTTTAACTCAACTGTATTAACAACAAACGCGACAAACTTACCCGCTGCGGTTGTTTCTGTTTGGGACACTAACGTTGAACTAAACAAGGGATTTGCTGTTATGTATTACGACGGTTTAATACCTACGATAGACGGTAGGCAATGGGCTATGATATACGACTCGGGCGGTGTAACAACGTCAACGGGTTACACTAATTATCCTTATGCAGGTCACTTAGATAACCCGTTTACTCCGAACTTAGATTTAAACTTTGGGACGGCTGCGTTCTTTGGTTATACGTTACAAGAAAACACAACGGACGCAACCCTATATAATAGGTATTGGAAAAACTATGTTAACCAAATAGATGACGGTAAGCTCGTTACTATGAATTTTAATTTGAATGAGGTTATAATTGACAAAATAAGAAAAAGCCTAAATAAAAAAATATGGGTTGAGGACTCGTTTTATTTTATTAATAGTATAATAGATTATGACCCTATCATTAACGGGCTTACTAGGGTTGAGCTTTTAAAAATTAAAGACGGCGTTCCCTTTACTGGTAAAACAACTAGCAAGACCTACCCTAATGGGGATAGTAACGACCAACTAGGGCTTTTAAGCATCATCGATAATGGCGGCGAATCTATCCCGAAAAATACAGATAATACAGAAAACTCTTTAGTTGCGGGCGAGGGTAATTATATTGGCACGGGTTCCGAGGGTTCTATAATTCAAGGCGATAATAATACTATACTTGACGGGGTTCGAGGGGGGTTTATTATTGGTAGTAATGATAAGGTAGTGTCTCAAGATAATGAAGGTTGGATAGGTGAAACTCATTACGTTGACGGGGTTATTCAAACAGATGACTATTCGTTAGACTTGGACGAGCTTTTGACACTTAGAGATAACGGCGGGCTTGTTACGGATGTTGAATATTTTGCAAAAGATTATAAATATTATTTTAGAGCGTTAAGCCCTAACACCTTAGACACAAACGGGAGGCGTTCTCTTCAAGTTGTTAACTCTGAGTATTATAGCTTACACGGTGTATTCGATGAAAATAATTCTTATTTAGACTCTGAGAAATCTATTTGGGGCGGCAAAGTTTGGGTTTGCTTAGTTTCGGGGACATCGACACCAACGGATTATTTAACATTAGACGGGACAAAATGGGAAGTAAGCACGAACCAAAGCGACTATGAAATAAAAACTTTTGACATTAAATTTAGCGATAGTCTTAACTCTATAACTGAGCAAAGCGACGACAAAGGAAATAAAGTTTTTTATAGTGACGGAGCGGGTATTACTGGTTTTTCATCAGGTGACGGCTTCGAGTTTTCGGACTGGAATGACCCTAATATAATAAATAATAATTGCAGTATTTTTATTAATAATATAGCTACTAGTATAGAAAATAATAATTGTTTTGGTATTGTTAACAATTTTGTTAATAATGATATAAAGAGAAATACAATAAACGGTAACATAGCTTATAATAATGTTACTTCAGGAAACACTCTGAAAATAGAAAACAATCAAAACAACGGTGATATACATTATAACGAAGCTATTGAAACAATACAAATTTCAGATAACGAGAACAACGGTAATATAGGAGCAAGCCCGTCAACTGAAAGAGAGGAGGACGTAACGGGTACAATTTTGAATTTATAAATATATAAAACTTATATTAATAAAAATGGCTGACAAAGAAGTAAACAATTCAAAGGATTTTTTTCAAGTCGTAAGAGTTAATACTATCGGTAGTATTGTAGCTGAGATAGGAACTAAAACGGGTAACGAAAGGACAATAAAAAACGCTTACGATTTTTTTAAAACGGTAGTTTTTAACAAGAACGGCGAAATAAAATTCTATACATAATGGGGGATTTAGATATAAATAATCAATACGACTTTTTTAAAAATATAACCGTTGACGATGCGGGTGCAATAAAGGTTAAAATTGAGGGGGGCAACTTTCAAAAATGGAAATACACCGCTACAAATTACACGGACTTAACTACTAACGTTGCACCGACGGCAACTGAGGGAGACTTAGCTATGGTATATGAGTCTCAAGGTGTTTGGCTTATTAACAGAAAGTTAAAAGGAGTTTATATTTATCAATCTAGCGTTTGGGTTTATGCTAATGAAGAGCTTCAAACTAACGCCGAACAAAATGACTTAGATCATAAGCGTTTTGGTTTTGTAGATTATAACGACGCTTCGACAAGTTCTTCACCCGTGTCACTTTCTGCGGGGGTTTGGACTGATGTTCCTAACGATAAATTAGGAGCCTTTACAAATACAACTTACACTCCTGATGGGGTCAGTACTTTAATGGATGGCTCAACGGGTTATTTAGATTTCAGCGACTTAACGTTAGGGTCGGACTTGCTTATAAGGATAGATTTTGAAGTTACACCCAATACAAATAACTCACTCCTTGAAACTCGCTACGTATTAGGACAAGGGGCGAACGAGTACCCGTTACCCGTTAGGTCTAGGCGTTTAGATAGTGGGAGCGGCATAGCTTACGCAAGTGAGAAAGGGTCTTTTTATATTTATATGGGGGACTCTAATACTTTGGGAGGGGTTGGGAAGTTACAAGTTAAGCTATCTACTAACGGAACCCTGAAAAATAACGGGGTTGCAATTAAAGTATTTAAACGATGAGTATTAAAATATATAAAGACATAGCGGCTAACTCTATATTTATAGAGGACGCAAACGGAGCACAATTTATAAACAGTTTACAAGCTTCCGTACCTACAACAACCGTAACAATAACAGACTTAGCGAGGCAAATCGATATAGTTTCTAACGCTGAACATACCGATTTTGTAGACGAAAACGACAACCCTTATACGGGTACGGCTATCGACGTATGTAATACGTTGAACGCTATATTTCAAAGCTCAGGAACTCCGAGCAATGAGGTTCCCGTAATAACTTCGTCAAATTCCATAAACTCAGTACAAGGTAGCGTTATAAATTACGAACTTACAGCGACTAACGGGGTCGGTTATGAGTGGGAAAACTTACCGACTGGGCTAACTACTGTAGACGGTAACGTAAGAAAGTTAATAGGCGGCTCTAATTTAGTTAGTGGAACTTATACGCCAACTATGAGGGCTATAAATTACAACGGGGTCGACTCCGAAACGTTAACTATTAACATAAGCACGCCTCCTTTTGCGAATACCAAAAGTATTAATTTTAATAATAACGATTATTTAGGAGCTAACGCCGCTTTACTCGATGGGATTTTAGGACGAACGGGCAACGGCTCAGGTGCTTCGGATGCTTGGAGCGTATCATATTATTTCAAAGCAGGTTCGGCCTCCAATGCTAATCAGACTCTTTTCTATTTTGGTTCTCAGGATGTTGCTAATAATGGATATTTGCAATTAAAATATGACGGGAGTAGTAACGTTAAAAGACTTACAATAAGATACGGAACGAATAACAATAGAATAGAAGTAAGAACGCCTAACAATGCCGTAACGGTTGGACAATGGCACCACGTTTTAATGACGTATGACGGTGGGACTACTGGTTCATCGAGCGGCGATATTAATAACTATTATAGTCGTTTTAAAATATTTGTTGACGGTACACAACAAACGTTAACGGGTAGTAATTCAAACTTCGGTTATACGGGTGCTATTTCGGGGCAAAATCTAAGGGTTGGACGTTGGAACACGGGGCAAAGTTTACGTAACAATTGCAGAATCGACGAGCTTGCAATATTTGACAGCGACCAGAGCGGTAATATTTCAGAAATTTACAATAGTGGGACACCTTTCGATTTGTCAACTTTAACAACGCAACCAAATCACTGGTGGCGTATGGGGGACGGTGACACCTACCCAAATATACAAGACAACGGAACCGCTGCAAATTGTGTTTTTGTCATGACAAATATGACAAGCTCCGACATAGTAAACGATACTCCTTAAAAAAAATAATATGCCTAAAAAAATAGAAATAGATGTAGACGTAAACAGCGAGGGAGCCGTAAGAAACACGGACAAATTAGCTGAGTCCTTAGATAGTGCCGCAAGTTCTACGGAAAAATTGAGCGGCGAAACCTCAGAGCTTGCGGGAGGACTTGAAGAGATGGGGGGGGCTTTTGGTGGTGCCATTTCGGGGGCGAAAGCTTTAGGGCAGCAATTTTTAAAACTGTTAGCCAACCCGATAGTTGCGGTTATTGCGGGAATAGTCGTAGTTTTAGGGACTTTATTTAAAGCGTTTTCGAGAACTGAGGCGGGCGGTAACAAACTAAACAAGGGTTTTGCTATACTTTCGGGGGCGGTGTCATCGTTTTTTAAAGTTATCGAACCCGTAGCCTCTTTTATTGTCGATGTTGTTGTTGGGGCTTTTGAACAACTAGGAAAGGCAGCTGACACGGCTAGTAAAATAGTCGAGGGGGCTTTAGATTTATTCGGATTTGATGAGGCAGCCGAAAGCGTTAGGAATTTTAATTCAGCTACAAAGCAACTATTAGACGACACAACAAAACTGGCAGACTTAGAAGCTCAATTGTTAAAGGGTAGACGTGAGCAGTCATTAATAGAAAAACAAGCTTTAATCGATGCAGAAAACTTAAGACAATTAAGAGACGACGAAAGCCTAAGTATTGACGAACGTATAAAGAAAAACGAGCAATTAGGCGAGGTTTTAGAGACTCAGCTAGGTAATGAATTAGAGATAGCAAACAAAGCCCTTAAAGCGGCTGAATTACGCCTCAAAATAGACGGAGAAACAACCGAGAATTTAGACGCTTTGGCTGAGGCTCAGTTGGAAATTTTGGATATTAACGAAAGGATTAACGGGCAGCAATCTGAGCAATTAGCAAACTTAAACTCATTAAGAAACGAACAAAAAGCCGCAGCCGAAGAGGCTCGAAAGGCAGCCGAAGAAAGAAGAAAGGCAGCCGAAGAGGAGGCACGTAAAGCCGAAGAGGCTCGGCAAGCTGAATTAAAAGCCGAGCAAGATAGGGCGGACGCAATCTTTAAAATCGAGGAGGAGTTAAGGTTAAGCAAGTTGGAATCTGAGGAGGCAGCAAGGGAAAAAAGTATTGCAGCGGTCAACGCTGAGTTTGACGAAAAATTTAGAATCGCAGAGGGTAACGCTGAACTTGAAGCCGAACTATTTAGAACTCAGCAGCAAAGAATTAACGAAATAAATGAAGAGTTTGCGGCTAAACGTTTAGAAGCTGAAAGGGCGGCAAAAGAGAAAGAACTGCAAACGGGTTTAGAATTTAAACAACTAAGATACGAGGCGGGGTTAGACGACCCTAATATAACACCTGAAGAGTTAATTGCTAGGTTTGAGGCACAGCAAGAAGCACAAGCCGAAATTGACGCATTGACACTTGAAAAAGCTCAAATAGATTTTGAAAACGGGTTAATAACTCAGCAAGAAAGGGACTTAATTTTATTACAACAAAAAGAGAAGCAAGCCAAAGAAGAGGAGAAAATAAATAATATAAAAATAGAAAACGAAAAGAGACTACAACAAGCCGTAACAGATGCAGCCGTTGGGGGTCTTAATGTATTAGCAAGCTTAAACGAGGATTCTAAAGAATTACAAGCCGCCGCAATGATTGCAGACTCAGCCGTTGCAATAGGTAAGACCGTTGTAAATACTCAGGCGGGAAATGCTGCGGCGTTAGCTTTAGGAATTGCACAAGCGGGACCTATTGCGGGTCCTCCTTTGGCTGCCCCTGCGATAGCTGCAAATAACATTCAAGCGGGGTTGTCTATTGCGGGAATTGTAGCGGGTAAGGCTAAGGCTTTAGCAGGTCTTAAAAAAAGTGGTGGGGGTTCTGCCTCAACTCCTCCCTTAGGCTCTGCACCTAGTGGGGGGTCGGCTTCGGCACCCGCTTTAAGCTCAGATACTTTGTTTGCCTCCTCAGATGTCGAGGGTCAAGAAACGGAAGAGATAGGAACGGGGGCAGGAATTAACCAAGTAAAAGCAATAGTAGTTGAGTCGGATATAACCAAAGCTCAAAACAACGTGTCGGGGTTTAGAGAAGCCTCCGAAATTGGTTAAAAAAGTGACGAAACGCTAGTCATTTTTACGAAAATGACTGGCTCACTGGCACGTAGATGCCCTGTTTATAGGGTCTACAGAGGTTGTGCGTAATATATATATATATACACGCGACACTAAAAAGAATTTTATAAAAAATGATAACTTATAATAACATGGAAAACGTATTAGTTGAATTAAAAATAAATGAGGACGAAGAGAACGGAGTTAGTACTATCTCATTTGTAGAAAATCCCGCAATTGAAAAAGATTTTATCTATTTCAGTAATGATGAAATCGTAAAAATGCAGGAGGTCAATAATGAAAAACGTATCGTCACGGGTATTGCTATGATTCCCGAAAAGAAAATACTAAGGAGGACGGCTGACGGTCAAGACTATTTCGTTTTTTTCTCAAAAGAAACTGTCAAAAGGTCATCAGAGTTATTCTTAATGAGGTCTAACCATACTGGCACAACCTTAGAACATAACAAATTCATACCCGACGGGGTTAGCGTTGTCGAATCTTGGATAGTTGACAACCCTCAACAAGATAAATCAATGTCTTTAGGTTTTAAAGATGTACCTAAAGGGGCTTGGATGGTATCGTATAAAGTAGACAACGACGAGGTTTGGGAAAATATAAAGAGCGGCAAGGTGTTAGGGTTCTCGATAGAGGGAACTTACACGTCTAACATAGTTAAGGACGAGTCCGACTTAGAAATGAGTTGCTTAGAGGTGTTAGATAGTTGTATGAGTGATGACGAGATAGTAAAGAGAATCAAACAATTACTGAATATTGAAAAATAAAAAACTTATATAATAAATTAACATAAACAAAATGAACAAAAAACTAACAATTATTGAAAAATTAAGACTAGCTTTTTCAGAGGAGGAGCAAGTTGTTGAGGTTGAGTTTGCTGAATTTAAAACGGCAGACGGTATGATCTTAAAAGTTTCAGAAATTAAAGAGGGTGAAATCGTTTCAGTCGTTTCGGGTGAAGGTGACGAAATGACCGAAGAGGTAGCGGGCGAAGGTTCGTATACTTTAGAGGACGGGCGTGAAATCTCTTTAGATGCTGAGGGTAAAATAACAGAAATTAAAGAAGCTGAGGCAGAGGCAGAGGCAGAGCCTTTGGAAATGTCTGCAATTATCGAAGCGGTTAAAGAATCAAACAAAGAAGACAACGAAGTATTAATGTCGGCTTTAAACGATATCGCTAAAACTCTTTTAGAGCAAGAAGAGAGAATCGAGAACTTTGCTAAGGCACCCGCTAAGGCACCAAAAAAAGTAGGAAAAAAACAAGATAAAAAACAAAAAGAGCTTAGCCCATTGGAGCAATTAGCTGAATTTAGAGCGGCTCAAAAATAATAATAAACTAACTTAAAAATAAAAAAATGTCATTTGATTTATCAGGCTTAACGGCTTACACAGACGAAAACAAATTACCACTTATTAGACAAGCTGTCTTAGGAGGTAAAACTATTAGCATGATTAACGTGCAACCGAATATTAAAAGCTCGGCACCTATTAACATTATGGAGTCAAGTCCTATTTTTCAGGCGGGAGCTTGTGGTTGGAATGCTTCGGGTAACGTTGTATTAACTCAGCGAGCTATTGACGTGGCTAAGATTAAGAACAACGCTTCGGTTTGCGTTGACGACTTAGAGGCTTACTATACTCAAACTTTAATGAATGCAGGTTCTTACAACGAGGCTATGCCATTCGAACAATTATACTCCGAAAACTTAGCAGCTAAGACGGCTAAATATATGGAGCAATTAACTTGGCAGGGAGACACTGCGGGGGCTGGTTCTTTAGCTTTAGCAGACGGGTTAATTAAAATCATCGACGCTGAGGCGGGAGTTGTAACGGGTACGGCTTTAGCT